AAGGCACCACTTGCGTCTGTAAATAGATGTGTCCAATCTCCCTCTGCAGGGGTTAAACCCCCTAAAGCATCGTCACGTTCCGCTACCATAGAAGTACCAATTGGGTTAGCTGGAACAGCATCATCTTCTGTGTATTGTGTTCCGCCTCCGACACCTGCATCGTCAGCTACAATGGTTACGTTTACTGAATTATCAGTATCCTCGGTTACCTCATCTCCAGTTGCTGTGACTAGTCTAACCTTACCAACAACATTAGTGCCTGCTGGTAAAGGTGCAACCACGTCTACTTGCATTTGTCCCGCAGCTACCGCACCTGCAACTGTAGTGGTATCCGCTAAAATAGCATCAGAGTTAAAATCTTGTGTCCATAGAGCACCCTCCGCTGTAGATCTTTGTCTTACCCAATCTCCCTCAACTGGAGTAAGTGCTGAAAGAGCATCATCTCTTTCCATCAACCCAGCTTTACCTGTTGCTGGATCTGGTGCTACTGCGTTAGTAACATATTCCTGACCGCCACCAAAACTGGTAATAGGATCTCCTGAAGCATCTGCTAAGGCTACCCATACAGCTCCCTTAGAAGTTACTCTTGAAGGAACCCAGTCTCCTTCTGCGGGTGTAACTGCCGAGATCTGATCATCTCTAATACTCATAATAGTATTACCTACAGCCGCTCCCGGTCTGGCTACGTCTTCTGTATACTGAGTACCGCCGCCAATTCCTACCGAATCTGCTGCTATATCTACTTGTAAATTACTAGAAGCATCAACCTGTAGAGGAGCAGCAGTATCTGCTGGCCCTTCTGCCATTGCTATGGTTCCAGTAAGCGTGGCATCGGTATCACCCTCTGTATATTGAGTACCTCCACCACCACCTGTTAGAACATCTACCTGTAAGTGCCCACTGTTGTCGACAAGAGGAGACTTCCTAATACCTGCTGAAGTTTGAAAAGGAATTATTCCTCCTGCTACTGCACTGTAAATAGCTTTATAAAATAGTTTTCCGTCGGACAGTCTAACTGAGATAGGACGCTTAGGGTCATTATTTAAAACATTAACATCAAGTGTACCCTGCTTGAGAGTCTTGTAGATATCTTTCACTACTCCACTAAAGGTTAGTTTCTTTAACCATTCGGGTTCCTTAACGTCAACTTCTTTTTGTACAGGAATATCTTTTAGGTTTGAAACCTTCATTTCCTTAGGGAATTCCTTATTGTTAGCTCTTGCTACCTGTTGTCCCTTTTTGAGGAGACTTATAAGAGACTCTATGCCAGAACGTGTTTCGTTTAACATATCCTTTAAGATATTAGACTGTTTATCTAAGACCTCTGTCTGTACCTTGGAACTCTTATTTAAATCATCCTTCAACTCATGAATATCTTTTGAAGATCTCAGACCTATTAAGGTGTCGATAACACTCTTTATATTTCCACTACCTTCACCACCAGATTTAAAAACCTCTTCTTGTAATTCTTCTATTTCAGATAGATACTCGTCACTTTTGTTCATCTTAGCCTCCTAGCTTCAATTTTAACTTATTTCTTATCTTTTCTAAAGACCCAGCAACTTTCTGTTCTGTCTCCTTAGCTTCCTTGTATGCCTTGGACTTTATCTCAGACGCTTCTTTACGTGCTTCAAAGAGAATATCCTGAGACTGTTTCTTTACTCGTTTCAACTGAGTTTTACTGGACTCAACATCTTTACTTATTTTCTTTGCCTGTTTCTTTTGTAATCTTATCCAAACTTTCTCTACATCTTGGTCAAATTTATTCTTCCTCTTAGATAAAGGGATGCCAGATGCTTTTCCATCCTGTTTTAAAACTGGTATCATTGTACATCTACAATTAGGATGCATTGGTGGAGATTCAAGTGGGCCAACCTCTGTATTAAAAGTACCCTCAAGACGAACAATAGTACCATCAAGATTCATACAACCTGGATGTACCCTTTCATCTAAAGCAGTTAACCATTCTTTACCCGCCACAACTTCCGACTGTTTGAAAGCTTCATTAGTAGCGAAGTTGGTTGCTCTTAAGACTTCTGTTCTTGCAATTGTCTTAGCACGAGAAACAGTAGCTGCTTCATAGACGTCGTTAATTCTAACAGCTAGATCATCTACCCCTTCACCTAACTCGAGTCCTTCTGCTAAAGTATCCTTCAGTTTATCCTTTGTAACTTCATTCACACTCTTAACAAACTCCAAGCCTTGGGTTTTAAGAAATGCAACTGACTCATCAGTACTAGTATTAAACACAGCCTTCACACCTAAGAAGTCCATTATCTCAGATCCCTTCTCAATAAGTATTCCTTTTACAAATGGTTCATATATACTCTGCCACTTTCTCGACTCATCGGTGATATCAAATAGTATTTCTGTTTCCTTACCTTTTCTATAATCTTTTCTGTAGTACTTAATAATATTTAAATTGGACAAGACTTCCGTTTCCTGTTCTTTAAAGGTCTTTATTAATAACTCATTCATTGTTTGTTCCAATACATCAGTCTTCGCAATCATTTGTTTCCAGAAGGTTTCCTTACTTAGTTTGCTCATCTCATCCTTCTGTGTTTGTACTGTCATCAGAGTTACGAGTTTCTTCAGGTCATGGCTCACTCCACTAGTGAACTCGTCTTTCCTTAACTGACGTAAAGTTCTGTGTGGTACCTGCATATTAAATTTAATCTGTTCTTTGCTGATCTTAATCTTAGGTACGGGTACAACTTTCTTTTTTCTAAATAGTTTTGGTTTCTCCTCTGATGAGACAGGTGCTTTGTTAGGTTGTGGTAGCTCATCACCACCTTCAACAGGTTCTCTGTTTTCCATTTCTCTTACTTCGTTAGGGGTTAACCAGCCATGTTGTAGACCACTGGCGTAAATCTTTAAATCAAGCTCTCTATCTTCTGGTGCAGGATCAAGATAGTCAAAGAACAAATCTTCATCCGCCCACTCAGTTAAATAGAACTCGTTTAAGTAAGCAGTAAACTTAGCCATTCTTGGTGATATAACTCCAGTCTTGAATTGTCTAACAGTTGCTTCTGCATTTGCTAGGTTTACATCCTCTGTTATTCCAAGCACAGGTTTAGGCACCTTAAACAATGCTAGTATCTCGTCTCTTGTGTATTTCTGATTTTCCAAAAACTGCATCTCAGCAGGAGTATTAGTAATAGGAGTTGGTTTAAGTCCGCCGCCAACAAAGGCTACCTTGTGGGAGTTCTTCCTACCTCTAAACTTAGAATCCCATTGGCGTAAGAATCTTTTAATCTCAGCTTCCTTAAGTTTCTTGTCCGTAGAGAACACTAGCCCGGGCATAGCGGAGTTGTAAAAGAATGCTCGAATATAATCTTTTGAGAACTCATCAATATCAATTGATTGTGCAGCTGCTTTGACCACACCCATACCTCTATATGCATTGGTTGGATCAAGATCCTTAAAAGGTACAATGTCTTCTTTTGGAAATATAACTGCATCTTTTGGGTTGTTGTTTGGACAATATGCATAACTCTCTATAAAGCTTTCCTTTGACGGGATAACCTTTACCCAATCTGGTCGGAGTGGCCAAAGCTCTGCAACCTTACCATTATCAAATCTAAGTTTGGCCCAATAGGCCTCGCCCAATAATTGTAAGTAGGTCTCATTAACTTCTGCCAAATTATAAAAAGTCATGAACTCATTAACATTCCTTAGTATGGCTAAAGACTCATGCTGAAACACTTGTTCAATCTCATCTTTACCTCTGATAGTTTTACGTTTGTATAGTTTAAGTTGTATCTCTGCGAACTCAGTTGCAATAGCAGTTACACAAGCAAAGGTCCAATCTGTGTACGCTTTTAAATAATCCTTAGATTTAGGAGGAGGAGGTACAGGTAATGATGTCAGGAAGCCCTGAGATTGTAATGGTATGTCGACGCTTTTATTAGGCATGTTTCTCTACGTCCGGTAACATTATACCACGGAGGCTAGATGTTCACCATATGTTCAGGAAATGTACAGCCCAACTTCTTCAGAATCATCTAGAAATGTATGTACTGCATATCTCAGTGAGTCTACAAAGTCATCCCTAACTTTCACTGGATCATCAAGAATCATGTCCCCTTTAACCTTCCACGAATACGTTTTAAGCTCTTTCAATCCCTCTGTTGATGATTTAGTGACATACAATTTCCTACCTTTGATTTGGTCTATACCTGAAAAGACACTGCCCTTACCCTTCTTTGCAGGTACTATATTAAAACCTGCATCCTCAATCTCCTGTATTGATGAAGGGTCTTCTGAGTCGCCGTAAATATAATCTTCTTTTGAAACCTCCAAATCATTCATCATTTCAATGAGCTGTGGCGTAGTCAAGTAACTCTTGTAAATAACTTGGTTAACATGAATGTCATCATCTTTCATAACTACCTCTGTTAATACTGTCGGGTGGTTATATCCAAAGTCCAATCCATACATATGCTCCCCACCTTCTGGTAACTTATCTATCATTTCATAGTGTGAGTATATTCTTGCTTGCTTCACACCTCTTTGACCAAGGCCGTAAATATTCCAGTAGTTTAAATCTAACCCCTTAAATCTCTCAATCTCAGATACCACCTGTGTTGGTAAGAAAGGGTTATCCAAGTATGTGGATACAATTAGCTCACAGTCATCTCGTGTTAGTACGTTATCGTAGATCCAATGGAATTCATCTGATGGGTTAAAGTCCATCCATACCTGTTCGTTGGTTCTCATGTTTAATTGTCTGAAAGCTTCAAGGGTAAACTCGTTTGATTCATTAAGCCACACGTAATCTCTACGCCTGGAACGTACTTTTTGAGGCTCATCCAAACCAAAGAACTTAATCTCATTACCGTGTAAAGTATAAGTATTAGTAGTTTTACTGTGGTTAGATTCGCTGTAAAGTTCCTCTTCCTTTAGAATAGTAAAGAAATCCTTCATCGCTGTTTCTCTCAATGAAGGCATATTTTGACGTACAACCTCAAATACTTTACCAGTTGTTTCATGTGCCTTAACCACCAATAGCTGTGCTAGAGAGTATGTCTTAGAGCTTCCAGTACCTCCCTGGTTAACTACTATTCTCTTTTTACTCTGGTAGTTCTTCTCGAATACTGCCGTCGATAGCAAGTTCAGCTGCATCTCTTATAATCCTTACGTTAACGTCGCTTATAATACTACCCTCATGTTCAAAGGTCTGTTTAGGTCTACCCTCAGTTCTGTCTAAAAGCTCACGTAGTGCTACTGTATTACCTTCCCTAACAAGAGACATCATTTTATCGAACAATTCCTTAGCAATCTCATCAGTAAGATGTTCTCTAGCATACTCAGAGAAAACTCTCTTCTTAGGCCTACCTTTAAGATTACCTGATTCACCAGGTTTCCATCTATTTGGGTATTTGTCTGTTTCTTTCTGTTTATCAGTCATAATATTAAGTCCTGCTCCCGCTGAAGACTAAAATGCCAACTAGGGCGAGCCTACGCTAAAAGCAGGTAGCAATGCACCATCTCAGCCTTCCATCCTAGGTGGTAGCTAATGGTTGGAACTTCCAACTCGATGCACTGCTACCTACTCATAAAATTCTCGCCTTAAAACAAGAATACATTCCTTGAATTACGCACTCTGTCTATTTGCATAATATTTCACCAAAATCTACGCAAATTAGTGAATCAAATCACTAGGGTACATAGTTAGGGGCGAAGGGAAACCATAACGTGAACCCTTCTGGTTTTAGTCTTTTGAACGTACCCCCAACTATTTACCCTGCTCCCACGAACATTCTTAGGCGAGAGAATTACTCCCCTCCTTAACCTTGAGAGCAGGTAGCTAGGTACTGTGGTGAACCTTAGATAAAAACTCCCAATACCCAGCTATCTACTCATGTTAAACCTAACATGTAAGTAACGTGTAGTTAACATGTTCTCCTAAACAATCAACTTCCATATGACCCATGCTATTGCTCCATTGACTGCTATTATCCAAAATAATGTTTCTTTACTCCTAAACATATAGAGCGAGGCAAGGTTTGACTTGCAGGGTAGAGTCTGCTCCGATGGTACGCCTTATCTACCGTCACCCATCATTCTAACGGCTCACAGTCCGTCACTCGCTCTACATACTCAGGAACATATGCCCGCCCCCGTACAAGAGTCTGTTAACCGACTTTAGCCTTGTCCAGAAAGCGGATATATATCTATGAGTTATCTTCCACAAACTTCTTCTTAGCCTTACTAGTCTCCTCTGCTGCTTTCATGAATGCTTTCTCCATTTCTTTTTCAAGTTGCTTCGCCTTCAGGAAATCTTTGAACTCTATATCTAACCTCTGTATCATAACTGTGCTTTTATCCCAACCATCCTCTACATACTTAATAAACCCCTCTACAGCCTCACGTTGTATTTCTTTTAGTTCCTCCTGTGTCATGTGAACGTCGTCGTCACCTTTCTTGGACTTTACAAACTCGTATGATATACCTGCTTTACTACTCATTTGTTTCCTTTAGGTATTGTTCCAAATATAAGTCTCTGGTTGTTTCCACAGCCCATTCAACACCCTCCCTAAACCCTTTAGCTTTGTCCCCAATACCATGCAAGTAAGCTGCACTTTGTGGGTAACCTATGCTGGCACAATACTCAACAAACCCTTCAACGGCCTCACGTTGTATTTCTTTTACCAGTTCGTCTGGTATATATGTTTCTGCTTTACCTTTAGCTACTAGCATTTTGTTCCTTTAAGTAAACCTTACCGAGTTCCTTTACTAGAAAGTCTTTGGTTCTTGTATCACCCACGAATGTATTTATCATTAGCAAAATATCTCTTGCAGTCTCCTCCTCAGCTTCCCTTTCCTTCTTCTCTATTAAGTCCAAACAGTCATTTAAGAGATCTATCGTGTCTTCATCGTATATAGACTTCTCATAAGTTAGGTACTTCTTTACCCATCCAAAGCCGTTAAAGTAATATCTACCTATCTTCTTTTCTATTTCATTCATAAGTACTCCTTTACGAGGTAAAAGATTACCCCCGCTATGAAACCTAGTATTGCTGATGTTATTAGTCCTTTAATCATATCATTTCTATGTGGTCTGGGAGTATAAATCTCAAACCACATAGCCCCTACAAAATAGTATGCACCACCTGTTTGAACTCGAAACCTGCTTTAGATACATCTGTTTCAAGAACCTTCCACCCTTTGCGATATGCATACGCTCTTGCTTACCCTATTACATTCCCGTACACCTCTCCTCTATTTTTAGAGAAAGCTGTAAAGGTTACCTGTTTCCTCTTTTCCTGGGCATCCAAGAAAAAGAATCTCACCTTAAACGTATGTCTTTCGTCCATCTTTTACTCCTTCTAATAGTTCTTCTAGTTCCGTTACAGACCATTGCTTAATAACATTCTTGTTCTTCATAACATAATCATATCTATCAGGAAACTTGCCCTTAAACCAGTCGACTGCTTCCAGTGGACTCTTATGCCACCAGTATATATGACAACCTACACACATTAACTTTAGGTTCGTCATATCCCATCTAAGATTAAGATTCCTTCTAGATATCACATGGCTTACTTGGTTGCCTGCCTTGCCACATCTCTGACAGATTCCTCCATCCCGATCAATTACCCTTAGTCTTACGGCTTGATCTAGTTTTTTCTTTAGCTTTTTTTTCAATTTGCTCAACTAAATCCTTATACTCTTGTACTGACCTTTCAACTAACCAGTCCTTCCTGACTGCTAACAAGTTGTCTACTGCTTCTTTCTCCCGTACTCCTTTAGTCTTTAATCTGTCAAAATCCTCTGGTACGTGTACTACTGGCATCCCTAAGGCATGACAGGTTAGTACCTTGTTATTTGATTTAAATGTACCTCTGTAATCCACATTCCCCGCAACAGGTAGTAAGACTACATCGTGTTTAGATATCTCCGAATGAACCGCAGGATAAGCATACTTTACGTTAGAGATCTCCACATCGTAGTCATGGAAAGGAGAAACCTCTTTATCCGCTATAGCCGTAAGACGAACATTTCTTTTACTCAATTCCTTTAGTGTTCTTTCGACATACCTAAAGTTACCTGAATAACCAAACCACACAACACTTTCTATCTTATCCTCATGTTTCTTCTTCTGATAGGG